CACCGAAAACTGGAATCGTATTGTGTTAAATATGAATCGGTCATTTAAACATTCAGTATATAATAACATAGACAAAACAATATTTGACGAAAAATTTATTGTAGATCTAGATTTAAGAATGAGTGGTATCCAGTTAAAAAAGAAATCCTTTTTAAATTTAGAAACAACATTATTCGTCAATGAACCTATTGATTTTAAATCACCAAAATTAAAAAAAATAATAAAAAAATTCGTTAAAGATATTTACGCTGATGTATTAACAGATAATGAACATTTCAAATGTTACTTAACCAAAAACGGAAATATTAAACCAACAAAAGTAAAAACCGAAATATCTTGATATTTATATAAAAATTTTAAAATGAAAATATTAGGACCAAATGAAATAGGAAAGGGAATTCTTGTAGAGTACGATGCCGGTTATATAAATCCAAAAAGTGAAAACAATAGATTTATAATGGAATCTACAAACACTTTGGATCACTCAAAACCTTTTGAGTTTTACGCTGTACTACAGAAATATAACACACCCAATAGAAATGGTCGTGTTTATCCCGAAAAATTATTGAAACGTGAAGCCGATAATTATAAAAAATTAATTGAGAAAGGTATTGCGTTATCAGAACTAAATCACCCAGAGTCATCATTAATTGATCTTGATAGAGTTTCACATATGATTACCGATATTTGGTGGGACGGACCAGTATTAATTGGAAAATTAAAATTACTAACAAGTCCTGGTTTTCACGAGAGAGGAATTGTTTCAACAAAAGGTGATATGGCCGCAAATTATTTAAGACAAGGTGTTACATTAGGTATTTCATCTCGTGGTGTAGGATCCTTAAAAAAAGTCGGTGAACAAAATGAAGTTCAAGATGATTTTGAGTTAATCTGTTTTGACTTAGTATCATCACCGTCAACACCAGGTGCTTATTTATTCTTAAATAAAGACGATCGTCATAAATTTGATGAAAGTTTAGATGAAGAAAATAAAATGAGAGATATTCGTTTATCTGGAATGGAATCAAGTAGTTTAGATAAAACAAAAAATTTAATGAATAGATTGTCCTCATTCCTTGATAAATAAAAATAATTAATTTATTATTATAAAAAAATAATTAATTATGGAACAAGGAGAAAAATATTTTGTGGCGAAAATCGCGTCTGATTCTGTTGATAACGAATCTGGTAGAACAAAGAAAATTAAAGAAGAAAAATTGGTCTTGGGTTATTCACCAACCGATGTTGAAGCTAAAATTACAAAAATCTATGAGACGTATTCATTTGATTGGCGAATTACTGCGATAACAGAAAGTAAGATTGATGAGGTTATTGAATAACGACCAATAAAACAATTTTTAAAAAGACGGGTTAATTCTCGTCTTTTTTTTTTGTAAAAAAATAAATTATTTAATAAAAAAGGAGAGTATTTTACAATATTCTCCTTTTTTTATGTGTAAAAACGATTTTTTTCAAAACATAACATATTTATAAACAAATAAAAAACGATAAATGAATAAAAAATCGACAGTAGAAGATGCTTTAATCCAAATTAAAAATGTGGAAGAAGCAATCAATAAAAATGCAGAAGGAATACTTGCTTCAACGATGAGGGAAGAAATCAGTTCATTAGTAAAAGAATCTCTTAAAGAACAAGACGAGATTGAAGAACCAGAAACACTTGATGTTGATGACGAAGAAACAGTGATTGATGACACTGAAATGGATGACGAAGACATGGAAGATATTGACATGGATGGCGAAGAAATGGATGATGTTGAAATGATTGATTTTGATGATGAGACTGGTGGTGTTGATGAATTTTCTATGGATGATGAAACAATCGATATGACTGGTGCATCAGACGCAGAAGTTCTAAAAGTATTTAAAGCTATGAGTGATAGTGATGGTATTGTTGTTACAAAAAACGATAATATAATATCACTAAATGATGGTGACAATGAATACATGATTAAAATAAACGAAGAAGAAGAAGTAACAGATATGTTAGAATATGACGAATTAGAAGAAATGTTCAATAATGATGAACTTTCTGAAATGGAAGATGAAGACTTCTTGAGTGGTGCCGATAAAAATTGGGACAAGGATTTTGATTTTTCAAAATTTAACGACGAAGATGAAGAAGAAATGGATTTTGATTTTTCAAAACTTAACGACGAAGATGAGGAAGAGGATGAAATGGATTTTGAAACTATTTATGAAATTGAAATGGATGATGAAGAAATGGATCTTGAGTTAGACGAAGAAGAGGATGAAATGGATTTTGAAGAAGATGAAGTTATGTTAGAAACTAAAAACTTCAAACCTAAAGGTCTTGTCGGTAAAGTTAAAAAAGTTGACTTCAAATCAAACACGCAAGGTGGTTTTAACGAAAAAAGAAAAGAGGCTTTCGGCGGTAAAAAGGAAAAGGCTGACGGTACTGGTAAAGCAAAATTCACATATAAAGATGGTGAAAACCTTGATGGTGAATTTAAAGTTAAACCAAAAAAAGTTGAAGCGAAAGAAGCGTCAAGATTTGTAAAGTCAATTGACAGAAAAGTTAAAAGCGGTTTAATGGCAGCACCAAAACAAATCAAAGAAGAAGTTGAGATGTTACGTACTAAAAATGAAGAATACAGAAAAGCATTAGATTTATTTAGATCTAAATTAGACGAAGTTGCTGTATTTAATTCAAATTTAGCTTACGCTACAAGATTGTTCACTGAACACTCAACATCAAAACAAGAAAAAATAAACATTCTACGAAGATTTGATAACGTTGAGACTTTAAAAGAATCAAAAAATCTTTACAGAATTATTAAAGATGAAATTTCATCTAGTTCAATAAATGAGAGTACTTCAATTAATGAATCAATTAACAGAACAGTAAATAAAACAGTTTCATCTGGATCCGCTGTTAATTTAATTGAGTCAAAAACATATGAAAATCCTCAATTTTTGAGAATGAAAGACTTAATGTCAAAAATAAAATAAACTTTTTAACAAATAGAAGTATTTATTTGTATAATAAACCAAAAATAAAGCTAAAAAAAAAAATAAAATGGGAGCATTATTAGAATCAGGTCTTGTTGGTAATATTGGGTTAAAACACCTTAAAGTTATCAAAGAAGATACAATTAACAAATGGGATAAATTAGGATTCCTAGAAGGCCTTAAAGGTCACCTAAAAGAAAATGTAGCGCAGTTGTATGAAAACCAAGCGTCTTTCTTGATTAACGAAGCAACAGGTGAAGGTTCTAACGGAGCTTTTGAAACAGTTGTATTCCCTATCGTAAGACGAGTTTTCTCTAAATTGTTAGCGAACGACATCGTATCAGTACAAGCAATGAACTTACCAATCGGTAAATTGTTTTTCTTTGTACCTCGTATTCAAGGATACGCAGCAGATAACGCACATTTTGCACCGTATGGAGCACCAAACTCTAACGCAACTGAGAAAAATGCTGGTTACCCAGGTTCATCTGAAGGTACACCGTATGCTAAAAATCTTTATGATTTATTTTATGAAGGTGGTGAAGCAGGATTAGATCCTCCAGGATTGTTTGATTACTCAAAAGGTCAATGGACAGCTGTAACAACAGACACAACTGTACAACGTTGGTCAGGTAGTTCTTTAGTTGCTGCAGGTAATGATTTCTCAGGTTACACTGGTAACACAAGAAAAGTTATTGTTGCATTATGTAATTTCGCAAACTCTGGTGCTGGTAAATTAATCGGTCCTGATGGTAATGAAATGGATACTGAAACTTTCTTATCAGATCTTAAAATTATTGCTAACGGTGGTTTAGTTGTTGCTGAAGGTTCTTCTTGTAACGTAACTGCTGGGACACCATTGTTGTTCAGAGTTGTTACACAACAATACGGTAAAGGTATTGTAAAATACGGAAACTCAACACAAACTTCTTTCCCATCAACAGGAAATGGTGGTTCTTTCTATGACATTTGTGACGCTGAAGGTTGTATCTATTTAGAGGTTGATCTTTCTTGTCCTGCATGTTTTGATTGTGGTGCTGACTCATTAGATGGTTACACTGGTACAACAATTGAAGAAATCGCTGAAGATTCATTTACTGCAGTATTTAGAAGATATAAAAATTTAGAGTTTGAAGACCAAATTGGTGAGGTTTCTTTTGATTTAGAATCAGTAACTGTTTCTGTAACTGAAAGAAAATTGAGAGCACAATGGTCACCAGAATTAGCACAAGACGTTGCTGCATTCCATAATATTGACGCTGAAGCTGAATTAACAGCATTATTGTCAGAACAAGTTGCTGCAGAAATTGACCGTGAAATTTTACGTGACTTACGTAAAGGTGCTGCTTGGGACTTACGTTGGGATTACAACGGATGGAGAAGATTGAACTTAACAACTTCTTACACTCAAAAAGACTGGAATCAAACTTTGATCACAGCAATCAACCAATTGTCAGCACAAATCCACAAATCTACTTTGAGAGGTGGTGCTAACTGGATTGTTGTTTCATCTGAGGTTTCTGCAATTTTTGATGACTTAGAATACTTCCACGTATCTAACGCTTCACCTGAGCAAGATCAGTTCAATATGGGTATTGAGAGAGTTGGTACATTACAAGGTCGTTACCAAGTTTATAGAGATCCTTACTTCCCACCAAATCAAATCTTGATTGGTCACAAAGGTACGTCTCTATTGGACACTGGTTACATCTATGCACCGTATGTTCCTCTACAGTTAACACCTACAATGTACAATCCATTTAACTTTACACCTATTAAAGGGATAATGACAAGATACGCGAAAAAAATGGTAAATAACCGTTTCTATGCTCGTATCACTGTTGATGGTGTTCGTACATTTGATTTGAGAGAATTGAGATAATCAAAATCTTAACAGAATATGAAAAAAAAAGGAGACAAAAAATTGTCTCCTTTTTTTTATGGGTTAAAAATAAATGGGTTATAATTTTACTTTTTAATGTTTTATAATATATTTATATAAAAAAAATCACGATGAAAACTAAATTAACACCCGAAGATATTATAAGTATTATTGGATTGTATCAAACCGAAATTCCAAGTACACATAAGTTGGGTGTAAAATTTAAAGTTGGTCATAAAAAAATTAGTCAGATCTTAAAAGAAAATAATATTGTGATTAATAAAAAAGGTGGTCAAACTCAAGATGGTAATAGTTATAATATTGAGTCAACTAAAAGTAAAATGTATATGTCGTCGGAAACACGGGAATTAGTTGCACAATGTAAGAGAACTAATACCATTATAAAAGATCCAAATAATTTGTCTGGTAAACTAACAAAACATATAGTTGATGTTTATGGTGACGTTTGGATTCCGGCAAATACTTACCAGAGAAAAAAATATGAACATCACAATGGTAAAAAGTGGTTTGAGGAGTATTTCAACATAATTGAGATTGATAAACAATCAAAAAGAACCTGTAAATTATGCGATTGGGAAACAATGGATATAAACAATAAAACTGGTTGTTTTGAGATTCATATAAATAAAGTTCATAACCAAAAACTATCTGAATATCTAACAACGTTTCCAGAAGATATTGTTTATCACCCAAATTATGTGAACAATGTAGATTTTTCAAATTTTTTATCTAAAGATAAAAACTATGTTATATGTAAGATCTGTGGTGAAAAAATGAAAAGTATCACAAATACACATTTAAAAGAAAAACATAATATAACAACGTTAGAGTATAAATTAAAATATCCAAATGAAAAAATAGTATCAACAACAACATCTGAAAAATTAAGTGAATTGGTCAAGATTGTTAATATTAATATGACACCAACTTGGACATCAAAAGGTGAGAATGAAATAAAAGAATTTATTGAGAGTTTTGGTTTTATTACTAATAAAGGTAAGAATCGTAAATTATTAGATGGAAAAGAAATTGATTTGATTATTGAGGGAACAAATATATGTATTGAATATAATGGGTTGTATTATCACACAGAAAAAATGGGTAAAACAAGTACATACCATTTGAATAAAACCATTGATTGTAACAAAATTGGGTATAAGTTATTCCACATTTATGAAGATGAGTGGAAAACCAACGAATCGTTAGTTAAATCAAAATTAAAACACTTATTAAAGATTAATGACGGTATTAGAATTGGTGGTAGAAATGTCGTAATTAAAAAAATTAATACTGAAGATAAAACACATTTTTTAAAAAACAACCATATCCAGGGGACTGATAAATCTAACATATCATATGGTGCATATTACAACGATGTGTTAGTTGGTGTTATGACATTCAATGAAAAACGTAATATGACTAAAAATTCTGACGGTGAATTTGAATTAAGTAGATATGCAACAAAACAAGATTATATTGTTACAGGGTTAGCATCAAAAATGTTAAAACGATTTATAAACGACTATAACCCAAATACTATTATCAGTTTTGCTGATAGGAGATGGACAATAGATGGGGAAAATAATTTATATACTAAATTGGGGTTTTCTTTGGTTTCAATAGTAAAACCCACATATTATTATTATAATTCAAAAGTTAGTAGGTATAAACGTTTTCATAAATTTGGTTTTGGTAAAAATAATCTTAAAAAGAGATTCCCCAATTTGGATTATACTAAAACGGAAAAGGAATTAACTGAAGAGTTGGGTTATGACCGTATATGGGATTGTGGGTTATTCAAATATCAATTAAATGTTAATTCCCACCGAACATTACCACAATCATAAATCCTATAGATTTTACGATCAAACATAATTTCTTGTTCAGTTTTATTGGAGTCGTACCCATCTTTTATAAGTTTTTTCTTATTAAAAGAAAACCTATAATGTCTTAGGTCACCAATTACATACCAATAATTTGGTTTTGATGTTGAGATTTCTTTAAAATTTAATGTTTCATACATTTTACCATCAAAAAGTCGTATGTCAGAGTATGATACTATTTTAATTGGTTGGTAATCATTTATGAATTTTTTTAATAGTTTAGATGCGGATCCAATAACGGTAGTGTTTATCTTATTACAAAACCTATTTAACTCCCATTCGTTAGATTTACCCCCCATTATAATACGACCTTTAGAAAATGTCATTAACGATACCATTTCATTATTATAATATAAACCTAATTTAACTTTTGAATTTACATTACCTTGTATATGATTGTTTTCTAAAAAATTTTTAGTTTCTTGTGTTGAGACTTCTTTTATAATACATTTTCTAGCGTAGATTTTATCTTCACCAATATTTAGTTTATTTTTGAGTATTGATTTAACAATATCACGTTTATATAACCATTCATCTTCAAAGATATGAATTAATTTTATATTAAAATTATCACACAACTTTGTTTTATTTAAATGGTATTCTTTATCTTTAAATAATTCATTATGCCAATATAAACCATTGAATTCAATACCAATGTTTTGTGTCGGTAAAAAAATATCAATTTCAAATTTTGTATTAGGTAGTTTATAATTTTGAATATAACTAATGTTAGTACTATCTAATAAATCACAAATTTCATCTTCATAACTACTACGTTGTTTAAATCCGATTGGGTTACACGTTAAACAATGGTTATGGTTTCTTTTATGTCGTTCATATAGTAATTGTTTTGTTATTTCAGAACTATTACCACACTTTTCGCATTTTGTTACAACGAGACCTTTTTTTATTTGAACGAATGTTACATCTGGGTATAGTTTAATATATTCTTCATTTAATTTATCGTGATAATGTTCCGATTTGGCGTAATTATTAACACCATATCTTAATTCACAGGTTTCTTTTTGTTTTTCAATATTATTATATTTTTTATTACCATACAATAATTCTTTAGTTATTTTACTTTTCTCAACATTATTATAATTTTCATCACCGTATTTATCTAACTTCGTTTGTTTTTGTTTTTTAACGAAGTCAATATGGTGGGGGTAGAAATCAACCCCATACTTTTTGTTGAAAGTCCTCTTTTGTCTATTAACCAATTCTTCTTTTGAGTTATTAGCACAACTTAAAGAACAGAAATCACCATATGGTTTATCAAACCTATTTCTAAATTTAATTTCATTAGAACAAGAAACACATTTTGGTCTTTCTTTTAGTTTGTGAAAATAAAAATATATTTTCTCTTTAAATGATATTTCGTTTTGAATGTTTTTGGAATACTCAATTATTTTTGAGTATAATTCTGGTTCGTTATTACTTAACCATTTTTCGTTGGTTTTATAACCAGATTTATTATTTGTTGTAAAAAAAGAAAAATCCATATAACTATTTTTAAATAAATATACGGATTTACGTTTTGGATGTAAAGGGTATGTGTTTTTAAGTTACTTGTAAAAAAAATTCCCATACATATTAATATACGGGAATTTAACAAAGTTGAGTTTGGACAGATGTTTTTTAGTAAAAATCAATAAACCAATATACAACGATCCATTACAATTGTTGTTGATATTGTTGATACCTCATCTGAACCATATTTTAAAGCTCCCCCATCGTAACCTGTTAAGAAAGCACCTTCAAGAATCCATTTCTCAACAACAACACCAGTTGGGTCTAACATTTCAAGATCAACATTTTTCTTATATCCAGCCGCGTAACCCATTCTACCCGTTACTGACTCCGCACAAGTTCTTATCCACTCCATAACCGCTTGTGTTGCAGATGGTCCAATTGGATCTCTAAATGTAACTGGTAATGCTTCCCAGTTAAATTTACCAGCAACATAAACCTCAGTGTTCAAAAATGGTATCGCAACGGAATTAATTTTTAATTTCGGTCTTGATGTACTTTCAACGTACCACTCGTTTAATCCCAATGATGACGGGAATCTTAAAATCCATCGGTTATTACGTTTTGGTTCGTAAGGTATGGGCATTTTCATTAATAAATCAGCCATTTTTCTTGTTTTTTAAATATTTATGTTTATATTTGCAATAATAATTATCTTTGCATCATACATAAATATCACATAATTAAAAAAATATGGACTTAATAGAATTTTTTATAAAAAAAAATAATAATGGATCAAAATGTAAAGAAATTCATTTAAAAAAAAATCACGTAGAATTATATGATGATATTATTTCTTATACAAATCATTTAAAAGATGTTGCGTTTAAACAAAAAGTTTGGCACTACATCTTCAAGATACCGACGATACCAACCTGTAAGAATTGTGGTAAAGAATTAACATTTAAACGAACACTTACTGAGGGTTATGGTAAGTATTGTTCATTAGTGTGTACCAATACGTGTGTTGATAGGATAAACGATATTAAAACAACAAACACTGAAAGATACGGCGGTATCGTACCATTGTCTTCTGATGTTATAAAAGAAAAGGTTAAACAAACAAATATTAAAAAAACTGGGTTTGATAATCCGTTTAAAAATTCAGAATTAATAAAACAAAGAACATTTGATAAATATGGTGTTGATCATATTTCAAAATTACAGACCACCAAGGATAAGGTTAAACAAACAAACACATTAAGGTATGGTGTTACAACGCCCTTAATTTTAGAATCTTCTAGAAAACAAGTTTCGGATATTAAACGTAGTTCGTTTTTTGTGAAGTACAAAGATTTAAAGATTATTGATTATGTTGGTAACAATATAACGATATTATGTGATGTTTGCGACTCCAACTATGAAATTAATCGTAGTTTATTATATTTTAGATTTGGTGAGAATTTAAACCCTTGTACCACTTGTAATCCCATCAATGAGTTAAGATCAATTAAGGAGAATGAGATTTGTTTATTTTTGGATAGTCTTAATATCCCGTATGTTAGAAACGATAGGGGTGTACTTAATGGTCAGGAATTAGATATTTATATTCCAGAACATAATCTCGCAATTGAATTTAATGGTCTTTATTATCATTCAACAATTTTTAAAGATAAAAACTACCACCTAAATAAAACTGAATTGTGTGAAAAAAGTAAGATTAGATTAATTCAAATCTTTGAGGATGAATGGATGTTTAAACAAGAACACGTTAAAAGTAGACTAAAAAGTTTATTGGGTTTATCAGATGTCCGAATATATGGTAGGAAATGTGAGTTAAGATATGTTGACACCAAAACAAAAACGACGTTTCTTGAACAAAATCACATTCAAGGTAGTGTTGGTAGTTCTGTAAACATCGGGTTGTACTATAACAATGTTTTGGTTTCGTTAATGACATTTGGTCAGAAACGGAGAAGTATGGGGAATAAAAATATCAATAATGGTGAATATGAATTACTTAGATTTTGTAATAAGTTAAATCATAATGTTATTGGGGGTGCGTCTAAATTGTTAAAAAAATTTATATCTGAACATAAACCAACACAAATCATTAGTTATGCCGATAGACGTTGGAGTGTTGGTAATCTATATCAAAAAATCGGTTTTGATTTTATAAAAAAAACTGAACCCAATTATTTCTACATTAAGAATAAAAAACGAGAATACCGTTTCAAATACAGAAAAGATATTTTGGTTAAAGAGGGTTTTGATAAGACAAAAAGTGAATCTCAAATTATGGAAGAAAGGGGTTTTTATAAAATCTATGATTGTGGACATTTATTATATTCAATGGATATGACTATTTGATAAAAAACGATTAAATATTAATTAGTTGATGCGACCAGTCTAATCGCTTTTGATATTACCTCAACTTCACCAATTGTAAATGCACCCCTATTATAGGCCGCTTTTATTGCTTCAACCAAGTAATAGGTTGACTCTTCTTTTGTCATAGCAGACAATATTGCATCCAGATGTTCTTCAGAGATTAATGGTATTGTCCCAAATAAACTACCAAATTGTTTATTTTCATTTTCCATATATTATGATATTTATATATGTAATGATAATTGAGAAAATATTAAAGAAAATATTAAAAGAAGCAACCACATCAACAACAACTGGTGAGTACTCTGGACCACAAGAGTTAGGTATGAGAAAATGGGAAGAACCAGAACTTGGTCCGTTTAGTATTGAGAGTGACATTCCTATAAACAAAAATTTAAAAAAAAACACAATAAAAAAAAATGTTAAAAAAATTGTTGGTATGTGGGAAAAAAAAGAAAATTCCTACAATGTTGAGACACACCCAGTACATTCAATAAAAGAAAAACCGGTCAATGAGGATTTGGCGGTTTGGTTTGGTAAAAAGAAAAAACCAAAAGGATCTTCACAACCAAAAGGACCTTGGGTTGATATTTGTCGTAAGGTTGATGGTAAACACCCCCCCTGTGGTAGAAAAGACGCTGATAGTGGTTCATATCCTAAATGTAGAGCCGCAGGTGTTGCTGGTAAGATGTCAGATTCTGAGAAAAAGAACGCTTGTCAACAAAAAAGACGTGCGGAAAAAAAAGACACTCAGACTGGTAAAGGACAAAAACCGATTATGGTTTCACATAAAACAAAAAAAGAGTCGGTTGACTCTTTAGTTGATAAGGTTATTTTAGAGATTCGTAATACGTTCTAAAACGTTATGTAATGAGTTTTTAATTTGTGAATTAATTAAATCCTCATATGACAATCTCCGTTTTTCTGTCTCAGTATCAAAAATGTACGTAATTCGTTCTTGATTTCTCTCTGATAATTTTACACTATAATGATAAACGTGATTTGTTAAATCTATCCTACCACCATCAATCGTTATAAAAATATCCATCGGTTTATTTTCAATGTATCTTTTTTCAGATTTTGGTGCAATCATAAATTTTGAATCCGTATGTTTAATTGCTTTTAAACAAATTTGAAAACAGGTTTTTTCGTAGGACGTTGGTTGTTCTTCGTATGTTGCAGCAATACCATTCTTTTTTCTGGACATTAGATAAATGTTCACTTTAAATCGTCTAAAAAAATTAATAATTCTTTTCATATCTTTATTTTTTTTATGTTTGACAAAGATATGTATTTTATTTTAAATAACTACAATTATTTTACAATTATTTTTTTGTCCACTTACCACCTTTACCTTTATAATGTTTTGCCGCAGCACCATTACAATACGCACTTGGACAAACATCATATCTCGCTCTAGCCCATGCTAATGATTTTTTCCATAACTCAGGGTTTGTTGGTGTGTTCTTTTTTTTCTTCTCGGTTATTTCGTTCTCCAACATAACATCTGAGTTACCCTCAGTTTCGTTCATAATAAAATCAAAAACCTGATCCATATTATTTTTCGCTTCAGCAATGTGATCTTGAGCCCAGTCGTGACCTTGTTCTAAAATAGATTCAATTTCTTGTTCATCTAAATCTAATAACAATTCACATTGTCGTTTCATTTGTTCTAAATTAGAAAAAAACATATATCTACCAGATC